TCATTCAAAGATGTATGATGGATGACACTATGGCCAGAGAATATGATCAAGACCAACGATCCGCAATATGCAGAGAACAACTACAAAAACACGAATTAGAAAATGGCAAAAGTAGGAAGACCACGAAACGTTGAAACTCCCGAAGATATGTACAACCTATTCAAGGAATACAAATCTTACGTAAAGGACAATCCACGTTACAAGTACACACTCAACCAACGTACAGGTGATATGGTAGCAGAACCTCTTGAAGTTCCTTTGTCATTAGACGGGTTTGAGGTTTACATTTATCAGAAGAAAGGCTTTTTCATCGAGCAGTATTTTAAAAATCAAGGAGAAATTTACAATGATTTTATTCCCATCTGCTCATATATAAAGCGAGAAATAAGAACCGACCAAATCAACGGAGGTATGGTAGGTCAGTATAACGCATCAATCACCCAACGTTTAAACGGACTAACTGAGAAGACTGAGACTACCGTAACAATGGAGATGCCATTATTCCCTGACGAAACAAAAGCAATAGATACAAAGGCTAAAGAAATTGAGTGATGAAAATAAAAAGCACTTCAAAAAGAGACTTTAAAAAAATATTGACTGCAATGATTGCCTCAAGTGAGTTTAAAATGCGTAGTGATAAAAATATGTTTTATGCGGCAGGTCACTTTGATTGTGGAATAAAAACTTACAAAGGGTATAAAATTCGGTTTATCCCCGTTGGATATTTTGGGTTTAAAATTGGTTATGTTTATTTAGCACCTGATATGTATGTTCAAGAGAACTACCTCGATAAATAAAATCCTTGCTCTAAAAAAACGAATCAAGATAATACAGGGAGGAACGTCAGCAGGCAAGACCTTTGGCATACTCCCTATCTTGATAGACAAATGCACTAAAGAAAAAGGCTTAGAAGTTTCGGTAGTAGCTGAGACGATACCTCACTTGAGAAGAGGTGCATTAAAAGACTTCCTTAAAATTATGCGTTGGACTAATCGTTACTTTGACGATAGATTCAACAAGACGCTACTTAGATACGATTTCGCTAATGGCAGTTCAATAGAGTTCTTCTCAGCAGACGATGCGTCTAAACTACGAGGTGCGAGACGTGACATCCTATACATCAACGAGTGCAACAACGTAACATTCGAGGCCTACAACGAATTAGCCATCCGTACAAAGCGAGAGGTGTTCTTAGACTTTAACCCTGCAAATGAGTTTTGGGTACATAAGGAACTAAAAGACGAACCTGATACGGACTTCATAATCTTAACCTACAAAGACAACGAAGCATTAGACGAATCAATCGTAAGCCAAATAGAAAAGAACCGAGAGAAAGCAGCTACGAGTTCTTACTGGGCGAATTGGTGGCGAGTGTACGGACTCGGAGAAGTAGGTAGTCTTGAGGGAGTAGTGTTTAACAATTGGAAAGAAATTGACACGATACCTGACGAAGCTAAGTTGGTAGGAATCGGACTTGACTTCGGATACACGAATGACCCTACTGCTGCAATAGGAATCTATAATTGGAACGGAAAACGAATAGTAAACGAAATTGTTTACCGTACCGGAATGGTCAACTCAGACATCGCTAAGATACTTCCGTCAGGCGTTATAATTTACGCTGATAGTTCAGAGCCTAAATCAATCGAGGAGATCAGACGCTACGGAAAGACGATTAAAGGAGTTACTAAGGGTAAGGACTCTATCAACTACGGTATTGACGTAATGCAAAGGCAAGACTACTTAGTTACCAAGAATAGTACAAACCTCATCAAAGAGCTTAGGAGTTATTGTTGGGATGTAGATAAACACGGAGTAAGAATGAACAAACCTATTGATCACTTCAATCACGCTATTGACGCACTAAGATATCACGAGATGGAAGCACTCGGACTAAAATCAAACTATGGACAATACAACATCCGATGAGCTACCTAAGATGATTAGAGTAGTTGAGCAATACATACAAGACAAAACAGGTAGAAAGGTGCGTATTGTATTCAATGACATATTCAACGTAAGGCGACATACTAAGATGCTGGCTGATGCCTATGCTTACGTGCTACAAAAACAAGAAACAAACGTCTAATAAATATGGAAGTACAAATAAAAGTTCCTACTGAGTTAAATGAAATCCCGTTAAAGCATTATCAGGACTTTCTAAACGTGCAAAAGAACTCATCAGACGAAGAGTTTGTAGCTCAAAAGATGGTTGAGATATTCTGCGGAGTTAGATTGACTGAGGTGGCTAAAATAAAGCTGACTTCACTCAACGAATTGATAGCACACTTCACTAAACTATTTGAGCAGACTCCTAAATTCCAACCTACATTCAAGATTAAAGACTTGGAGTTCGGATTCATTCCAGAGCTTGAAGAGATTACTTTCGGTGAGTATGTGGATTTGGAGAATCACTTGCAGAGTTGGGATACTTATCACAAGGCAATGGCAGTTTTATACCGACCTATCAAAACACGAAAGGGAGATAAGTACGACATAAAGGAATACAATCCAAACCAAGATATGCAGGAGCTGATGAAGTTCGCTCCATTGGATGTTTGCATAGGAGCATCGCTTTTTTTTTACAATTTAGGAAACGAATTACTACAAGCTACCCTGAACTATTTGGAGAAGCAGACGAAGATGGACAAGAACCTGTCAGCGACTTTAGCGAAACGACTCAATTTGCAAAACGATGGGGATGGTATCAATCGCTATATGGACTCGCTAAGGGAGACATCACAAAGTTTGATGAAATTACCAAGTCGAGACTTACTAAATGTCTCACCTATCTCACGTTCGAGAAGCAAAAAAACGAAATCGAAAGACGACAACTTGAAAGACAACTAAGACGATGAAAGGATTTTACGATATAACTACTGCACTACAAACACATTTCAACAATGATGTGTTAGTAAACACCGTTACCGAGGGTGATATCTTCGAGGTGGACTTAAACAAGCAGACGATCTTCCCACTTGTACACGTAATGGTAAACAACGCCACATTTGAAACCAATGTAGTACGCTTTAACATTTCATTGATAGCAATGGACATCGTTGACATCAGCAAGAAAGCAACTACTGACGTGTTTAGAGGCAACTCAAACGAGCAAGACGTACTCAACACTCAATTAGAAGTCTTAAACCGAGCGTATGCACTTATGCTTCACGGTAATTTGTGGGATAGCAAAGTAGTGGTTGACGGTAATCCTACCTGTGAGCCATTTACTGAGCGTTTCGAAAACTATCTTGCTGGATGGACTATGACATTTGACGTGCTTATCCCTAACGAGGTCACAATCTGCTAATGGAAAAGAGTGAAGTCCAAAAGGAATTAGAACGCTTTAGAGACTACGTTGTTAGTCAGTCAAGGCGTAACCTTTCGAGGCTTAAAAAAAACTCGTCTAATAAGCTATATAAGTCTATTAAGGGAAATGTAAAGGCGATGCCTAACTCTATTTCACTTGAATTCTCTATGGAGGACTACGGAATATTCCAAGATGCAGGTGTTTCAGGCACAAAAAAGAAGTACAATACACCTTACTCTTACAAATCTAAGATGCCTCCTGTTAAGGCTTTTGACAAATGGTTAGTAAGAAAGGGAATAGCACCAAGAAAAAACGGGAAGTTTGCCAGTAGAAAATCACTTGCATTCTTGATTGCTCGAAGCGTATTTAGAAACGGAATCAAACCGAGTTTGTTTTTCACTAAGCCATTTGAAGCAGCTTACAAAAGACTACCTCAGGAGTTGGTAGAAAAATACGGATTAGACGCTATGAAATTATTTAACGAACAAGTCGATAACATAATCAGAAAAAATGCCTAATATATTTGCAAGAAGTCCTTACATCGTAGAGATAAACGAAACAGGACAAGTAGAAACTAAGATTGAGATTTACCTTTGGAACACAGGTTCAATGCCAAGTGCTCCTCAGTACATTTTAAGTAAGCTCATACCTGCTACAAACGCACCTGCTACTTACTACGATGTCAGTCCTTATGTTCGTGAGTTCATCAGTCACAAAAGTTTACAAACTCAGATGACTACTCAAGCAGCTACACCAACTGCTCAGTATTGCAATTTCACGATTCGTAAATACAAGCGAGTAACTACTACGTTCATTCAAGTTGGATCAGATATCACAGGTTACGGATTTGAAGGATTCGGTTACTACACCGATGGCTACAATCCTACATTTACTGACGTGCTTTTAGGTCAAGGCAACTACTACTACAATCCTATCAATAACGTTGGTTGGGTTACCGCAATCACCAGTACGATAGCAAAAGCCAAATGGACAAACCTAAGCACAAATGCAACTCAGCTAATCAACCTATCTACTAACACGGTAAGAGACATCAACCGAGTCTATTCAGGATGGGAATCAGTAGGCAATAAGTTAGAGCTTTTGGACTCGTCAAACGGGGTGATGTGGACTTCATATTTCTACCCACAAGAGGAGTGCAGATACACACCTGTACAAGTTGACTTCGTTAACAAATTCGGAGCTTGGCAACGTGAGTTTTTCTTTGCTGCTTCTTACGATACCTTAAGCACCGAAAACACGGAGTACAATCTATTACAATCTCAGTTCCCTAACTACCTACAAACTGAGGGACAAAGACAAGTGTACAATGGAAACGGAAAGCAATCTATCCGAGTTAATTCTGATTGGGTTGACGAGAGCTTCAAAGAGACTATCAAGCAAATTATGCTCAGCGAGAAAATCTTGGTCAACGAGACTGCTGCCAAACTAAACACGAAATCTATGGAGCTATTCAAGTCTATCAATACTCCTATGATCAACTACCAACTCGAATTTGAATACGCTTATGATGTAATTAACTCCGTAATCTAATGAATAGAAAAGTACATTTATACGTAACTACTACGAGGTTTCAAAACGCTACGACTTCGGTAGTGAACAACTTTGTTACTGGTGTAACTGCAAACGGAGGAACGTGCGAAGCAACCGGATGTATGTTCGACTATCTTCAGTCATTAGGAGGCATCTCAGGCAACTTAACTTCAGCAGAGAAACTTGAGCTATTTAATGACGAACAAATAAACGTAACAAGCACCGTACAAAACGTGCAGGATATCTCTAAGACGTTTACGGACTTTTCTCAGAGCTTTACAATTCCTGCTAACGACCATAACAACGGAATACTTCAGCACTTTTATCAATCGGATGTCAACTCACTAATCGACTACAACCTCAGATTAGATTCATTCATTGAGATTGACTTGACATTCTTTAGACGTGGTAAGTTGCAGATTGAAAAGGCTAACCTTAAAAACGGAAGACCTGAAAGCTATACAGTCACTTTCTACGGAGATGGTAGAACGCTCAAAGATTACTTTGGGGAGGACTTGCTTTCTGACTTAGATTACACGGACTACAATCACTCTTACAACGGAACTGAAGTAGCTAACCGAATCTCAGACGCAACAAACCAATATGACGTCAAGTATCCTTTGATTAGTTCAAAACGTATTTGGCACTACCAATCTAATTACGTAAACGCTACGACTCCAAATTGGTTAGACGTTACATCTATCTCGGATAACAACATTTATACAACGAGTGGAGCAATCAAGTATAATGAATTATTCCCTGCGTTTAGGGTAAGCAAAATCTTTAAGCTAATCCAAGCAAAATACGGAGTGACATTTACGGGTACATTCCTAACTGATGAGCGATTCACTAAGCTATTCTTATACTACAAAAACAAAACTCAATTTGAAATCACAGGTGGAAGTTATGACGCTGACTTTACAAGTGTAACTCCAACATTTTCATTCTATGATTTAACTCCTGATGTTGACCTCACAACAAACGAGGTTAATGTTGAATACAAGCCAAACGTAGTTTTGCAAAGAGTTAGTTTAAATGTTTTAACAACGTCTAACTCAAACACGTATTATGTTGACGTATATCAAAACGGAAACTTAATAAACTCAATACAAGCATCAGGAACAGGTACAATACACTCTGAGATAATCAACAACACGGTAGGACTTCAGTCAACATACTCGTTTAAAATAAGACCTAACGGAGCTAATAACATCACATTAAATGTAGGATATGCAGTTAACTATTTTGTTGGCTTCTCATTAATGCAAGACCAAGTTGTAATTGATTGCTCTGCATTGTCTATGGTGCTTGACCAAAACCTCGCAGCTAACGCACCTCAGATGAAGATTGCAGATTTCTTCTCAGGAATCCTAAAGGTCTTCAATATGATTTGCATCGGTACTGATGAGAACACTTACCAACTTGCACCTATTGACGATTGGTACGGACAAGGAGCTATCGTTGACATCACTAAATACACGGATATCAGTTCTATTGATGTCGCTCGTATGCCTCTTTACAAGAAGATTACTTTCAAGTTTCAAGATTCAGAATGCTTCTTAAACAAGCAGTTTAGTCAAGTTTACTCACGAGGTTACGGAGATATGACTTACCAGTACGACTACGATGGCGGAGAGTACACGGTTGACTTACCTTTTGAGAATATCTTACAACAAAAATTTGACGGAACTGAATTACAAGTTGGATACGCTCTTAATAATGAGTTTGCTCCTTATACTCCGAAGCCAATCTTATTGTATCAGTACGACAACCAAGTATGCGACTTTAAGTTAGAAGTTGGATCTCACGTAACAATCACAAGCTACACACCATTCGGTCAAGATTTGTACTATAATAACAATGACCTCACTTTGAACTTTGCACCTGAGACATCAAGTCTACTCTTAACTCCTGTTCAGCAGACGCTCTTTGCTCAGTATTATTTCTCATACTTATACAACCTTTACAACTTAAAGCAAAGGCTAATCAACGTAAAGACGAAGCTACCTATCAGCTTACTCACAGGACTCAAGCTAAACGATAGACTTATAATCAGAGACAAGCGTTACATCATTAACGATATGAAATCTAACCTAACGTCAGGCGAAGTTGACTTCTCGCTTTACTTAGACTTTAGGCCAATGATCAACAAAGTGCCTTTCTACAATGTGCCTATTTCAGGTGGTTCAGTAGTGACTGCTATCAACCTACCTAACGGAGGAGGAACTGCGGTGCTTACACCATCGAGCTCTGACCTTGTATTAAGTGAAACAACTTTGACAACGAGTTCAAACGTAACTATCACGACACCTGCTGCAAGTGCAGGAACGGTGTACTCAGTAGCGGTAGCCTACACAAACACGAATGGAATAAGAACTGACGAAACAATTTACATAGTAGTACAATGATAAAGAACATAATCGCAATGCTACAATTAGACGAATTCTACGGAGAGTCTGAATTGATTGATATAGCAAAAGGAAAATACAAATTACACACCTCTCTAAGAAAGGCAATTAAACAATTAAAACGAAACACAAATGGCGGAAACACGGAAAATCAAGATTGACGTAGATACAAACGCTGACCAAGCAGCGAAAGACTTTAGTAAGTTAGCCAATGAGATTGACGATTCTACGGACAAAGTCAAAGAACTAAATAACGCAGTAAAGAAAGCAGACTCAGCTACTGATGGTGCAACAGGTGGATTCAAGAAAATTGGAGGTGCAGTTAAAGGTTTAGGTACTGCATTAAAAGCATCAGGTATTGGTTTAATTGTCGGTGCTCTTGCAGGTCTTAAATCAGCATTTGAAAGCAACTCTGAAACTGCGGTAGGATTCTCTACAATACTGGAGACTATATCTATCTTATTCAATCAGACGGTAGGAGCGATAGTTGCAGCAGTAAAAGCAGCATATCAAGCCACAGGTGGATTCAATGCACTTGGCAAGGTTATGGGCGGATTGCTTAACCTTGTGTTGACTCCATTTAAAGCAGCATTCTACGGATTGAAATTGGGTTTGCAAGAAATGCAGTTGGCTTGGGAAAAATCATTCTTTGGAGATAAAGACCCTGAGACTATCAAGCAACTACGCAAGAACATTCAGCAGACTCAAAAGGATTTAAAGAAAGTAGGAGACGATGCTATCAAATCAGGAAAGGATATCTATAACAATTTCGGAGAGGCAGTAGGAGAGGTAGTAACATTAGGAGTAAAAGGTGTCGAGCAGATTAGTAAGATTTCAGTAACCGCAGCCTATGACCAAGCCAAAGCTCTTGTCAATGCGAGAAATGCAGCAGCAGTTGCAGCAGCTCAGCAAGGTGTATTGATTGAAAAATACGATAGACAAGCCGAGAAACTTCGTCAGCTAAGAGATGAGGAGCGTAACTCTATTGATGAACGTAAGCAAGCAAACAATGAGTTATTAGAGGTACTCAACAAGCAAGAGAAAGCGATGCTCGCACAAGCTGACTTGCAGATTCAAGCAGCACAACTTGAGTACAATAAGAACAAAAACACGGAGAACCAAGTAGCACTAACTGAAGCTCTTGCAAATAGACAAGGAGTATTAGCTCAAATTGAGGGTCTTAGGTCTGAACAATTAGCAAACGATTTAGCATTACAACGAGAGCAAGACGAACTCAACAAGGCAAGAACTGAATCAGAAATCACCTTAGCTCTTGAGCGTGAAAAAGCACAAGCAGAATTCATTACCAACGAGGAGATTAAACTTCAAACGCTCATCGACATAGCAAATAAGGAGCGTGAGCTTCAGTTGGGCAGACTTCAAGATCAGATTGATTTGCATAAAGAGGGAACTCAAGCTCGTTTAGATGCAGAGATTGAATACAATACCAAGAAGCAAGAGTTAGACATTCAGCTTGAGCAGTACGAGAATCAGCTTAGTGCAAAACGAATAGAGACTCAAAAGGAAGTCAACGAGAAAATCAAGGCATCTGATAGAGAATTAAGAGATGCTCAGATAAATATGGCTACGACAGGTCTTTCAATTATCGCAGACCTCGCTGATACTTTCGGTCAAAAGAATGAGAAGTCAGCAAAGAGAGCATTCAAGGTTCAGAAAGCAGCTAACCTCGCATCTGCATTAATTAGCACTTATACTGCGGTAACTGCTGCTCTTACTGCAGGTGGTAATCCAATCAAATTAGCCACAGGTGCTCAGTTCATTGATGCAGGTGTAGCATTAGCATCAGGTTTGGCAAGTGTAGCAAAGATTGCTAAAACTAAATTTGAAGGTGGAGGCGACACAGGTGGTGGTGGCGGTGGAATTAATCTATCTGCACCAAGTTCAGGAGGAGCTCAAGCACCATCATTCAACGTAGTAGGAAACTCAGGTGTAAATCAGTTAGCACAACTTCAGCAAACGCCTATACAAGCATACGTAGTTTCCGGTCAAGTAACTACTGCTCAGAGCTTAGATAGAAACCGAGTAGAAAATGCAACATTGTAACAATTTAACGTCTAAAAGATATGCAAGTAATCGAATTAATTATTGATCCTAAAGACGCTCAAAGCGGAATAGACGCGGTTAGCGTTGTTGAATCTCCTGCCATTGAGGAGAACTTTATCGCACTATCAAAACACGAAGTAGAACTTAAGGAAGTAAACGCAGAGAAGCGTATTTTAATGGGTGCTGCTCTCATACCAAACAAAAAAATCTATCGTGTAAATCAAAAAAAGGAGGAGTATTACATTTACTTTTCTGAGGACACGGTACGTCAAGCAATGGAGTTATTCTTTAAAAACGGAAACCAATCCAACGCTACTTACGAACACAAAGACGCAGTAAAAGGAATGACCGTAGTAGAGTCTTGGTTGATTGAAGATGAGGTACACGACAAGTCTAAGAAGTATGGCTTTAGCTTACCGAAAGGAACTTGGATGATCAGTATGAAAGTTGATAACGATGAGGTATGGAAAGACGTAAAAGACGGAAAGGTCAAAGGCTTCTCAATCGAGGGTTACTTCGCTGACAAGTTAGAAATGTCATTAGAGCAACAAAAGAAAAATGAAATTATTGAACAACTTAAAAACTTACTTAATGGCTAAATTTAAAACACCAAGTAAAGCAAGTCCTCGTGCTGGTAGCAAAAGAGGTTGCCTATGTGAAGACGGAACATACTCAAAAGAGTGTTGTGATGGCAGTTTACAAGCTCAAGGCATCGGTAAAACTGCTGAGGTAAACGAACCTGCTCCTACTCAAACTGAGAACAATGGAGTAAGGACTATCGTGCGTCAAAACGGATAAAAATAAAACAAATATAAATCAAAACGTTTATTAAGTATGAACACGATGAAAAATGTATTGGCTAAAGTAGCCAAAATAGAAAACGAAAGAGTAGAACTTGCATCAGAGCGTGTTGAGTTAGGATTAGCACAAGATATGGTTGCTTATGCAACTCGTATTCAAAAGGCAAGCTCAACTTTGGCTGATATGGAGAAAAACATTAAAGCCTTGAAAGCTCAATACGATGGTTTTATCGGAGAGGCAGGAACAAGAGCATCTGCTATTTTACGTTTGCAAAATGCTGCTGAACAAGCATATGAAGTAAATAAAAAACAATATGCAGGTTTAGCAAAACAAGCTGCGTCAAGTATGCAACAATTTGAAGCTGCTGCAAAAGAAATGGGATTGAAGCCTGATACATCTGCTGAATACAAAAAATTATCTACTGCAATTTCAGGAAACGGTTTTAAATCACTTGAAAATATTGATAGCAAAGGTTATTTTTTCAATAGCGTTGATGCTGCAAAAAGCCAATTATTATCATTATTAGCAAGAATTAAATAAGTAAACAAATGAACGAAAAATCAATCTTAAACAAAGTCCGCACACTTTTAGGTTTAGAAGTGAAGTTGGAAACTATGAAACTTTCTGACGGAGTTTCTATGCTTGAAGCAGAATCTTTTGAAGCAGGTCAACCTGTATTCATCCTAACTGAAGACGAACAACGCATCCCACTTCCAATCGGAGAGTATGAGCTTGAGGATATGCGTATCCTTGTAGTTATCGAAGAGGGCGTTATCGCTGACGTTCGTGAAGCTGCTGAGCCTGAAGTTGAAGTAGAAGTTGAAGCTCCCGAAGCTGAAGCTCCAATGGTAGAAGAAGAAGTTGCTGCATCTACTGAAGCACCACAAGCTAAAAAAATCGTTGAGTCTATCGTTAAAGAATCTTTCTTTAGCGAAATCGAAGCACTTAAAAAAGAGAATGAAGAATTGAAAGCGAAACTTTCAGCACAAACTACTGAAGTTGCAGAAGAGGTTGCACCAGTAGAATTGAGCGAAGAGCCTAAGCCTATTTCTTTCAATCCTGAAAACACACAAGCTACTGACGTATTCAAGTTTGCTTCTAAAAGAAATGCAAGCACTATGGATACAGTATTAAACCGAATTGCAAATATTAAATAATAATTAAAAATGCCTACAACTACATCAATTACTACTACTTACGCTGGTGAATTTGCCGGTAAGTACATCGCTGCAGCTTTATTGTCTGCTCCAACTCTTGACAAAGGCGGTATCACAATTATGCCTAATGTCAAATATAAGCAGGTAATTAAGCGCGTGAGTACAGACGGGATAATCAAAAATGCGAGTTGCGATTTTGACCCTACGTCTACAATCACTTTGACTGAGAAAATTCTTCAACCTGAGTCTTTCCAAGTTAACTTACAACTTTGTAAAACTGACTTCCGTTCAGATTGGGATGCTATCCAAATGGGTTACTCTGCATTTGACGTTCTTCCTAAATCTTTCGCTGACTTCCTTATCGCACACGCTGCTGAGAAAGTTGCCGCAGGTATGGAAACTTCAATTTGGCAAGGTGTTAACGCTACTGCAGGTGAATTCGCAGGTATTATGACTCAGTTAACTACTGATGCAAACCTTCCTGCTGCTCAAGAAGTTGCTGGTACTACTGTAACTGCTGCTAACGTAATCGCTGAGCTTGGTAAAATTGTTGACGCTTGTCCTGCTGCTCTTTACGGAAAAGAAGACTTAACTCTTTACGTTTCTTCTAACATCTACCGTGCTTATGTACGTGCATTGGGTGGTTTCGCTGCTTCAGGTGTAGGTGCTAACGGTTATGACAACAAAGGTACTAACCAAGTATTAGGTGACCTTTACTTTGATGGTGTTAAAGTATTTATGGCTAACGGTCTTGCTAACAACACTGCATTGTTAACTCAAAAATCTAACCTTTACTTTGCTACTGGTCTTCTTTCTGATATGAACGAAGTTAAAGTATTGGATATGGGTGACATTGACGGATCACAAAACGTACGTGTAGTTATGCGATTTACTGCTGACGCTAAATACGGTTTTGCTTCTGACGTTGTTACTTACGGAATCACAAACTCTGCTAACTAATCTTAGCTTAACTTAAATAATCGGGGAGGGGTTGACGCTCCTCCCTTTTTTATAACATTTAAAACTTAAAAAAATGGCTTGTGATTTAGCAAATGGTCGCTTAGAAGTATGTAAAGATGCCGTTGGTGGTATCGATGCAGTTTACTTCATTAACTACGGAGATTACTCTTACCCTACTGACGTTACTTATGTAACAGGTACTGATACCATCGATTCAGTAGCAAACGTAACTTCGCTTTACAAATACGAACTCAAAGGGACTAACTCTTTTGAGCAGGTTGTAAACTCTTCTCGTGAGAATGGAACTACATTCGTAGAGCAGACTTTGACAATGACTTTGAAAACACAAAACGCTACTACACACAAAAGCGTTAAGTTATTGGCTTATGGTCGCCCTAACGTAGTTATCAAAACACGTAACAACCAATTCTTCTTAGCAGGTTTAGAGCACGGAATGGAGTTAACTACTGCAAACGTATCTAACGGAACTGCAATGGGAGATTTAAACGGATACACTTTGACTTTCGTAGGTCAAGAGAAACTTTTAGCTAACTTGTTAGACTGCTCATCTGAGGCAGACTTAGCAGGTGGTGCTGGTGATGTATTCGGTACTGCGTCTATCGTTACTTCATAGTAAATTTCTTTATAGCGTGTAAGGAGGGAGGCTTAGGTCTCCCTTTTTGCTTTTAAAACAATTCGTGTTTATTTACGTCTTTAAAATATGATTGTACTAACTACATCAAATTCAGCTCAGACGTTCTCTTTCATTTCGAGAGATACACCTACTTCAATGGT